GTTTCGTGAACACGCAGCTCATCGAACAATATGCGATGTCAGTTTCAAGATGGGTCCAGTGCGAGACGATGATCTCCGAATACGGGTTCCTGGGACGCCACCCGACAACCGGAGCGGCTACGATTTCTCCCTACTGTACCCTCAGCCAGAACTATCTGAAGCAGGTGAATGCAACCTGGTTCCAGATCTATCAGATTGTGAAGGACAACTGCTCCGTTGAATATGGCGGGGCCAATCCTCATGACAACCTGATGGAAAGGCTACTGACTGCAAGAAAGGGATAAATGAATGTTTGAGAAAGTAAACCCAAGTCATCCGGACAAAGTGGCGGATAGGGTGGCAGGTGCAATTGTAGATCTGGCGTACAGGGAAGCCGACAATCCTCGTATTGCGGTCGAGGTCCTTGTCGGCCACGGCAAGTGCTTCATCATGGTCGAGTCATCGGTCAATCCGAACGTGAAGGCTGTCTTTGATGCCGTGAAGAGAATCACCGGTGACGGCAACATCGAGGTCAGATACATGGAGCATGGCCAGGACAGGCATCTTGCCCATAACCAGGACAAGGGCTTCCGTTGTGGTGACAACGGCATCTTCCGTGGTGTTCCTCTTACTGAGGAGCAGAAGATACTGACGAAGCTGGCAAAGAACCTCTATGAGGCTTTTCCGTGTGACGGCAAGTTCATCCTGGATGGAGACAGGGCAATCATCTGCCAGAGCAATGCTGAGGATGAGGAAATCCGTCCGTTCTGCCCAGATGCAGAGATCAATCCTCTCGGCTACTGGACAGGAGGAACCGATGTCGATACCGGTGCAACCAACAGAAAGCTCGGCTCCGACATGGCGGATTCAGTCACAGGTGGAGGACTCCATGGAAAGGACCTTTCCAAAGCCGATGTCTCGGTCAACATCTACGCATTTCTCAAGGCGCAGGAGACGGGCAAGCCTGTCGAACTCTGCTGTGCAATCGGTGATGAGGTCATCGACGGTACTCCTTATCCGGTGATTGTGGAGATTGCACGTTCCTACATCCAGTCCATCGGTGGTTTCGAGAAGTTCGCGGAATGGGGGCTTGTCAGATGAATGAGGCCTATACAGCAATCGTCACCATCATCTGCTGCCTCTTCGGTAGCGGTGGCCTTGTGATGTGGGGGCTCGAACGCTTTGCCCACCGCAAGGACAGCCACATGGATGAGATCAAGGAAGGGATAAAGCTGGGGCTGGAGAATGACGCCGTCATTTTCAAGGCACTCAGGGAACATAAGATCAACGGCGAATCGGAGACCCAGGAAGAGAAGATGAACGAATACTTCCGGAAGTCTTTCATGAAGTAGGAGGGGATATGGCAGAAATCATCGGATGGATTGCCGGTAACATCGGCAGCATCTGCACCATCGTCTGTGGAGTGATTCTGGTTGCATCCGTAATCGTGAAGCTCACTCCATCCACCAAGGACAACGAAATCCTCGGCAGAATCATCTCCATCCTCGACAAGGTTTCCATCGCCAAGACAGCTGACGACAGGAAGTGCATCGAGGATGCCAAGAGGAACCTGGAATGAGCATTGGAATCGTAATGAGCATGCTCCTTTCTGGGGCTTGCGTTGTACTTCTTCTCATCATCAGCTCCCTTAGGAAGGACCTGAAGAAGGCATGGTCGTATCTGGATGATGCGAAGGCTGAGATCATCTCAAGGAAGAATGAAATGGAGGTCATCCGCAATGTGGAGAAGGAACTCAAGGAAAGCAAGGGTAAGAAAGCACCTGAGAGCGTTGCCACTGCTCCTACTGGTGACAGTGCTTCCCGCCTCAGTCGTCTTAATGGGGTGTCAGACAACAAGGTCTGACCTGGAGGCAAGGGAAATCCTGGTGTCGAAGGTTCCGGAACTCCCAGAAAGGCCTCGATGGCCGAATGTCTCATGGTCATATGTTGATGGTCGGTACAGCCTTTCGGAAGCCGATGTGGACAAGGTCCTCGATTACCTTGAGAACGGGATTCCTCTCTATGAGTTTGAGCTGGGGATCTATGAAGAACAGCTGCAGGTTGTCCTTGATGGCATCCTTGCGCTTTGAAGGAAGAATTGAATGGAATACATGAAGAAGAGGCTGGATGAAATCCACCCTTACGAAAATAACCCAAGGATCAATGATGAGGCTGTGGATGATGTCGCTGAAAGCATCAGACAGTGCGGATATGTCGCACCGATTATCATCGATGAGGATGGTGTGATCCTGGCAGGTCACACAAGATACAAGGCTCTGCTGCGGCTTGGCTGGAAGGAATGTGACGTCATCGTCACCTCCGGTCTCACTGAAGAACAGAAGAAAAAGTACAGGTTATACGACAACAAGACGAATGAATTTGCCGAGTGGGACCAGAAGAAGCTGATGGAGGAACTCTCCGACGTTGACTTCTGTGGCTTCGATTTCGGGCAACCGGAGTTCGGCGAACCGGACGCCAAGGTCGATGAGCCTACAGGCAGAAAGACCAAGGTCTGCCCATGCTGCGGGGAGGAGTTCGAGGTATGAAGCTTGAGACATTGAAGCTGGCGGACATCACGCCATATCCAAACAATCCGAGGAAGAATGACGGTGCGGTCAATGCCGTTGCAGAAAGCATCAGGCAATGCACCTACATCACACCGATCGTGGTCGATGAGGTTTATGTCATCCTTGCAGGACACACCCGATACAAGGCGCTCAAGGCACTTGGATATGAGGAAGTTCCTTGTCTTGTCTGTGAAGGACTGACCAAAGAACAGAAGAAAAAATACAGGTATCTGGACAACAAGACCGGCGAGAAGGCCACTTGGGACCTCATGAAGCTGGAGGTCGAACTGGAAGGTGTGGACCTTGAAGGATTCGATTTCTTCGGCATGACCGAGGACTTCACCGCTGATACCGGTGCAGGGAGGAAGGTGGACGGATCCACAGAGTATGATACGGAGGTTTTCGGAGATGAAGAGTTCAAGTACAAGTGTCCGAAGTGTGGCTTCCGGTTCAACTGACTTCCCTTGGAAGTGGAATCTGAAGGACCTGGAATCAAGGCCGAAGAACGGATGCACCGTCTTCTCCTGTTTCAGCTGTGGAGGCGGCTCCTCCATGGGGTACAAGCTTGCCGGATACCAGGTCGTGGGCAATTGTGAGATAGATCCTGAGATGATGAGGCTCTATGAGACAAACAACCATCCGAAGTACAGCTATCTGATGGACATCAGGGATTTCGTTGCTCTGTCGGACGAGAAGATACCTGATGAACTGAAGGACCTGGATGTCCTGGATGGTTCTCCTCCTTGTTCCGTATTCTCCATGGCTGGAAGCCGTGAGGATGCATGGAACGTCGAGAAGTCATTCAGGGAGGGGCAGGCGAAGCAGAGGCTTGATGACCTGTTCTTCTATTTCATCGATGTCGCAAGGAAGCTCAAACCTAAGGTTGTTGTCGCCGAGAACGTGAAGGGACTCATCACAGGTAATGCCAAGGGCTGGGTCAACCGTATCGTGAAGGCATTCGATGATGCTGGTTATGTGGTTCAGATCTTCCTCTTCAACGCTTCCAGAATGGGAGTGCCACAGAAGAGGGAGAGGGTGTTCTTCATTGCACACAGGAAGGACCTGGATTACCCGAAGCTGAAGATGGACTTCGGTTCAAGGCCGATTCCTTTCTCCAAGGTAAGGGAACCATATGGCAAGGCACTTGGTAACAATCTGGCTGCAAGGTTGATGAAGTACAGGATTCCTTCCGACAGATGTCTCCAGGACATAAACAAGAGGGTGAGGAAGACCGGTAGCGGATTCACATCCCCGATAAACCACGATGACGAACCTGTGCAGACGATTACAGCGGGAGGCTATTGCTTCCGTATGTGTGACGGTCTTCTCATGACAGACAGGGACATCATCAGCTGTCAGACATTCCCCCAGGACTACAACTTCCTGAACCAGAACGTCCAGTATGTCTGTGGCATGAGTGTACCACCGGTCATGATGGCGAAGATATCGGAACAGGTGTATAGGCAATGGCTCGGAAAGTGAAGTACAGTCCGTCTCCGTTCATGGCGAAGGACTCACATTATGACAAGGAAGCCGCGGACTTTGCTGTTGACTTCATCAGATGTCTTTCCCACACGAAGGGAACTTGGGCAGGAAAGCCTTTTGAACTGATTCCTTGGCAGGAGCAGATCATCCGTGACCTCTTCGGAATATTGAAGCCCAATGGATACCGTCAGTTCAACACGGCCTACATCGAGATCCCTAAGAAACAGGGGAAGAGTGAGCTTGCCGCTGCGGTTGCGCTGCTTCTGACATGTGGTGACGGAGAGGAAAGGGCAGAGGTCTATGGCTGTGCCGCTGACAGACAACAGGCATCCATCGTCTTCGAGGTCGCAGCCGACATGATCAGGATGTGCCCTTCGTTGAACAAGAGATGCAAGATCCTGTCAGCGACGAAGAGAATCATCTATCTTCCGACCAACAGCTTCTATCAGGTTCTGTCTGCGGAGGCCTACTCGAAGCATGGGTTCAATATCCACGGGGTTGTCTTCGATGAGTTGCATACACAACCCAATAGGCGTCTGTTCGATGTCATGACCAAGGGGTCTGGTGACGCCAGGATGCAGCCTCTGTACTTTCTGATTACCACAGCTGGTACTGACACTCATTCCATCTGCTATGAGACCCACCAGAAGGCACAGGACATCCTGGATGGAAGGAAGCATGACTCCACCTTCTATCCGGTCATCTATGGTGCTGCCCAGGATGATGACTGGACCGACCCGAAGGTCTGGAAGAAGGCCAATCCTTCGCTTGGAATCACTGTGCCGATTGAGAAGGTTGAAGCGGCATGTGAGTCAGCGAAGCAGAATCCTGGGGAGGAGAATGCATTTCGTCAGCTGAGGCTCAACCAATGGGTCAAGCAGGCTGTGCGCTGGATGCCGATGGAGAAGTGGGATGCATGTTCCTTCGATGTCCCGGATGAGGAGCTGGAAGGTCGTGTCTGTTATGGAGGACTGGATTTGTCGTCCACAACGGACATCACTGCTTTTGTGCTTGTCTTCCCTCCGAATGAGGATGACGACAGGTTCATTGTGAAGCCTTGGTTCTGGATACCCGAAGACAATCTGGTTCAGAGGGTGAACAGGGATCATGTGCCTTATGACATCTGGAACCGGCAGGGATATTTGGAAACCACAGAAGGAAACGTCGTCCATTATGGCTTCATCGAGAACTTTATCGAACGACTTGGTGAAAAATACAATGTCAGGGAAATAGCCTTTGACCGCTGGGGTGCTGTGCAGATGGTGCAGAACCTGGAGGGGATGGGCTTTACCGTCGTCCCCTTCGGACAGGGATTCAAGGATATGAGTCCACCAACAAAGGAGCTCATGAAGCTCACGCTGGAGCAGCGGGTTGCTCATGGTGGACATCCTGTCCTGAGGTGGATGATGGACAACATCTTCATCCGTACGGATCCTGCTGGAAACATCAAGCCAGACAAGGAGAGGTCGACAGAGAAGATTGATGGCGCAGTAGCCACAATCATGGCATTGGATAGGGCGATAAGATGCGGAAACGATGCTTCAGAGTCCGTCTATGACAGCAGAGGCCTGTTCATGATCTAGTAGAAGAATGCTCTGAATCCTTCGTCTGTGAGTACATAGGACTTGCCGTTGGCGAGTTTCAGGACATGCCTTATCTGCTGGCCGTCAACCAAAACAGTAGTACATCCATCATAGGTTCCCATCAGCTGAAGGTCTCCGGATTTTGGTTTTCGACCATAGATAGTGACGATGGAATCCAACAATCCTGGATGTTGTTTGATGGCAGCTTGGAATGCATCGGCAGCTGAATCTGCTGTTGCTGATGTTTCCATGAATTGGTGCGTCCCTTTGGACAGAATGACAAGCTCGTAATTGAAGGCCATGAACTGATTATAAAGGATACTCAATGAAACTGAACATATTCAAATCTCGCGACAAGCCCCGGAACTCAACACCGGGGCAATCTTATTCATTTCTCTTCGGCGGTTCATCCTCAGGGAAGAACGTGAACGAGAGGTCGGCCATGCAGATGACTGCGGTCTATGCATGTGTCCGTATCCTCTCAGAGGCCATTGCTGGTCTTCCACTCCATCTCTACCGTTACGCCAATGATGGAAACAAGGAGAAGGCAACCGGACATAGCCTCTACAGACTTCTTCACGATGAGCCGAATCCGGAGATGACATCATTCATCTTCAGGGAGACCCTGATGACTCATCTGCTCCTCTGGGGCAATGCCTATGCGCAGATCATCAGGAACGGGAAGGGTGAGGTTATTGCTCTCTATCCTCTGATGCCTAACCGCATGAGGGTGGATAGGGATTCCTCTGGGAACCTCTTCTACGAATACACAAGGTCCACTGGTGATGCTGCGACCATGACGGGAAGCACAGTCATCCTGAAGCCATCGGATGTCCTGCATATCCCAGGTCTCGGCTTCGATGGCCTTGTCGGTTATTCGCCGATTGCCATGGCTCGTAATGCCATAGGTCTTGCGATGGCTACGGAGGAGTATGGGGCAAAGTTCTTCGCGAACGGCGCCCAGCCTGGTGGTGTTCTCGAGCATCCTGGAATCATCAAGGATCCGGCAAGGGTGAGGGAATCCTGGAACAGCGTCTACCAAGGCTCCGGTAACTCTCATCGCATCGCGGTCCTTGAGGAAGGCATGAAGTATACGCCGATAGGAATCGCTCCCAACGAGGCTCAGTTCCTTGAGACAAGGAAGTTCCAGATTGATGAGATAGCGAGGATCTTCAGGGTACCACCACATATGGTCGGAGACCTGGAGAAGTCCAGTTTTTCAAATATCGAACAGCAGTCCTTGGAATTCGTGAAGTATACGTTGGACCCTTGGGTGATCAGATGGGAGCAGAACCTGGCGAAGGCCCTCTTCAACCAGGAGGAGAAGAAGGAATACTTCTTCAAGTTCAATGTCGATGGGCTTCTGAGAGGTGACTATGTATCAAGGATGAACGGCTATGCCGTAGGCATCCAGAACGGATTCATGTCCCCGAATGATGTGAGGACGCTGGAGAACATGGACCTCATTCCGGATGAAGAGGGTGGAAACATCTACGTGCTGAACGGCAACGTAGTCAAGCTAAAGGAAGCAGGTGCTGCATACAAAGGAGGCGGCAATGCCAATACAGAATAACAAGCGGTTCTGGAACTGGACCGATATCAAGGACGAGGATGGAGCACCTTCTGGAGAGAGGGTGCTTTTTCTTTCGGGGGCCATCGCAGAGGAAAGCTGGTTTGACGATGAGGTCACTCCGAAGCTCTTCAAGGATGAGCTGATGGCTGGAAATGGGGACATCACCGTATGGATCAATTCCCCTGGCGGAGACTGTGTCGCGGCTGCACAGATCTACAACATGCTCATCGACTATCCGCATAGCGTGACCATCAAGATTGACGGCCTTGCCGCATCTGCTGCATCCGTCATCGCCATGGCTGGCACCAAGGTCCTCATGAGCCCTGTCGGACTTCTGATGATCCATAACCAGCTGACCATGGTCGCTGGGGACTCTGCGGAGATGCAGAAGGCAATCGAGATGCTGGACTCTGTGAAGGAATCCATCATCAACGCCTATGAACTCAAGACCGGCCTCTCAAGAAACAAGCTCTCACGTCTCATGGATGAGGAGACCTGGATGGATGCCAGGAAGGCACAGGAACTCGGGTTCATCGACGGAATCCTTGAACCGGCTGAAATGACCGGTGCGCCTATCAGGGATGCTCCAGTCATGTACTCCAGAAAATCAGCTGCAAATGAACTCAGAAACAGGATCTCGGCAAGGGTGCCGAAGCCACAGAACGAGGACGGAAGAAACGTTGCTGAACTATACGAACGTCTCCGCCTCATCGAACTTTAAGGAGGATTGCAATGACAATCAACGAACTTAGAGAAAAGCGCAATGCCACAATCAAGGCATGCAGACAGTTCCTCGACTCCCACAGAACGGAGAGGGGCACCCTCACTGCTGAGGATGACGCAACATACTCCAAGATGGAGCAGGAGATCACTGATCTCGGCAGGGAGATTGCTAGACTGGAGAGACAGGAGGCACTCGATGCAGAACTCTCCAAACCTACATCCACACCAATCACAAACATCCCTGGTGCCATGAACGAGAAGAAGGGGCGTGCCTCCGCCGAATATCGTGATGCCATGCTCAGGGCACTCAGATCCAACTTCAGACAGGTTTCCAACGTGCTTCAGGAAGGCATTGATGCATCTGGCGGCTATCTTGTTCCGGAAGAGTATGATTCCAGACTCATCGACATCCTCAATGAAGAGAACATCGTCAGAAAGCTTGCCACAACCATCACTACTTCCGGTGAACACAAGATCAACATTGCTGGCACCAAGCCTGCTGCTGCATGGATTGATGAAGGTGAGGCCCTTACTTTCGGTGATGCAACCTTTGCCCAGAAGAACCTGGATGCGCACAAGCTCCATGTAGCGGTGAAGGTCACAGAGGAACTTCTCTACGACAATGCCTTCCATCTGGACACATACATCATCGAACAGTTTGCACAGGCACTTGCAAATGCTGAAGAGGACGCATTCCTCAATGGCGATGGCGAAGGCAAGCCACTCGGTATCTTTGCAGACGATGGCGGTGCTGAAGTCGGCGTCACTGCTGCATCTGATAAGGCCATCACTGCTGATGAGGTCATCAGTCTCATCTATTCACTCAAGCGTCCATACCGCAAGAAGGCAAAGTTCATCCTGAACGACCAGACGATCTCTGCCCTCAGAAAGCTGAAGGACAACAACGGCCAGTACATCTGGCAGCCATCCCTTCAGGCCGGAGAACCGGACAGACTCCTTGGTTATGAGGTCCTCACATCCCAGTTCGCCCCTCAGATTGAAGCAGGTAAGCCAGCCATCGCATTCGGTGACTTCTCCTACTACAACATCGGCGACCGTGGAACCCGTTCCTTCCAGGAACTCAAGGAACTTTTTGCTGGAAACGGCATGGTCGGCTTCGTTGCAAAGGAACGCGTTGACGGCAAGCTTGTCCTTCCTGAGGCCGTGAAGGTTCTCAAGATGAAGGCTTCCGCATGATTGTTAGCATAGACCAGTTCAATGCCTACAGCGGCAACTATGAGGACAAGGAATCTGCTGTGGAGGTGAAGAAGCTCTTCCTGGAATCCGCAGAGGAGATTGTGGAGGGATATCTCGGGTATGATCCCGAGGCCCATCCGCAGTCGGAACTCTGGGGGACGGATGTTCTTCCTGCCTCAATCAAGCTTTCCATCCTCAGGATTGCCACGCTCATGCTCCAGGAGACCGGTGGAAACATCGGCCTCACTGGTAAGAGCTTC